AGGGCGGCAAGGTTGTGAAAAGCCCCAAGCAAGCCATTGCGATTGCCATGTCTGAGGCCAAGATGCCTATGCGCGGCTCACGCACTGCCACCAACATGAAGACTCGGGGGATGAAATGAAGGCCGGTTTGTACTCGAACATCGCGGCCAAGCGTGAGCGTATCGCCGCTGGCTCCAAAGAGAAGATGAGGAAACCCGGCTCGCCTGGCGCCCCCACTGCCAAAGCGTTTAAGCAGTCAGCCAAGACGGCAAAGAAGAAATGATCAAGCGCGGATCTGAGACATTCTCAGACTACAACTCCCCCAAGCGCACGCCAGGCCATAAGACCAAGAGTCATGCGGTGCTGGCACGGTCTGGGGACGAGGTCAAGCTCATCAGGTTTGGGCAGCAGGGGGCAACTGGTTCCCCTGACGGGTCCAAGAGGAATGAGGCATTCAAGGCCAGGCACGCGCAAAACATTGCCAAGGGCAAGATGAGCGCGGCCTACTGGGCAAACAAAGTGAAATGGTGAACGACTATGGCAACTAAAGACTATGAACGCGCAGCCGAGCAGATGATGAAGGGTGGCGGGGACAAGTGCCCCACGGCCACTCAAGACATTACGGTGAACCTCAAGAACCGTGGCAAGGCCATCAACTCTGCTGCCTACGGCCCAGAGAACCCGGCACTGCCCAATAAACAGTTTTGGATGCAAAAGGCCAAAGACTGGGAAATCAGCGAGAAGGATGCAAAGACAAGTCTTTGCGGTAACTGCTCCGCATTTAACCAAGAGAAATCGATGCTTGACTGCATCGCCAAGGGCATTGGTGACGAGGGTGACCCCTGGGCCATGATCGATGCCGGTGACCTTGGGTACTGCGAGATCTTTGACTTTAAGTGTGCCGCCAGCCGTACTTGTGACGCCTGGGTCGCTGGCAGCGAAGAGGGCGAAGATGAGGAAGAGGGCGAAGAATACAGCGGCAATGACATGGGGTCTGCCGGCATGGGTTCGTTGATCACGATTAATGTGGGTGGGAAGGACTGACATGGACAAGAACCGAGCAATGGGTGCAGGCGGGTTTAGACCCCCCAATGAGCAGCAGATGCAACTGCAAGAGTTGATGCGCAGCCTCAACCTTATGAACCGTCCACCTGACGTGATGATGGGCACCGGCAACGATCTGGGCTATGCCAGTTTGATGGGTCGCGGGATCAGGCCTCAGTCGCGGCCCATGATCGCTGGCTCGATGGGCACCCAGACTCCCATGGGCTTGCTTGAAATGTCCAGAGAATTCACGCCTACTGGCCCGGTTGATGAGGCCACACTCAGAAACCAGATGCCCATGATGGGCGGTTTACTGGGTGCTGACGTTTTCCAGAGTATGCAAGACCCATCACGTGGCGCGTCCATGTCGTACCAGCGCCCAGTTGGGCCTGGCATGGCAAGTGTTAGACAGACCAACCGTGTCGGCCAGGACGAGCAATTGCGGCGTGACCAGCAGATGCAGTACCTGATGCAGGTTGGCAAAAACATGGGCCTTGGCCTTTACGCTGACAGGGCTGACATGGGCGCAGGCATGGGGCCGATGAATTACGGCGTGCGGATGCAGGGCCAGTTTTGATCTCTCCCATCGCTGTTGCCACCGTCAAGGGCAAGTGCTTGCGGATGATGATGACGAGCGTGCGAGAGTACGCCAGCGAAGTGCCCATCTATTTGCGCGGACCTGAGTCAGTCATTGGCGCCCATGATGCCGATCACCAGATCTATGGTGAGGCATCCACGTTTGGCGAGTGCTACAACGAGGTGATTGACCGGGTCTTTGCTGACGGGTTTGACTCTGTCGTTGTGGCAAATGATGACATAGTGCTCACCCCCACAAGCTATCAGGTGCTGATGGATGACGTGGCGCTCTTGAAGAAGGAATGCCCCAAGCTGGGCTGGGTGGCTGCCAGGTGTGATGCGTCCAGGGCCACACAAAACATCAGGTCCAACCCGTTTGGCGAGGAGCTGTACTATTTCAAGCACCCATGGGAGGATCACATCATGCCCATGGAGTGCCCCTCCCCCATCTTTGCCTGGATCTCGCGGGATGCTTGGGAGACGGCCAAATTCCCACCTTTGAACTGGTACTCTGATGACGTGCACTGCACCGATTTGCTGGCCGCCGGGTTTCAGCATTACTTGTCACGGTCCTATGTCCACCACGTTGGCAGCCAGACAATTGGCCTTGATGGCAATAAATTGATACAGCAGGCAACGCCATGGCTGAGAAAGAATCGCCCCGAATATGCCAAGCAGTGGTTTGATACTCAACCTGGGTAGTGGCCGGGACCGGCGATCTGAGTGCGTCAACGCTGACATCAGGTCAGATGTTGGCGCTGACTGGGTTGTTGATATTTCCAAGTTGACGTATGGCGAGGTGATATGGTCGCCCATTGAAAAGGTGAGCATTGAGCGCGGCATGTTCTCAAAGATCATTGCCATTGACGTGCTTGAGCACATTCCTGACCTTGTTGCGGCCATGACCAACTGTCGTGATTTGCTGGAGATGGGTGGCGAGATGCATATCTCAGTGCCCTATGACCTGAGTCTGGGTGCTTGGCAAGACCCCACGCATGTGCGCGCATTCAATGAGAACTCATGGGTTTATTACTGCGCCTGGGCTTGGTATCTTGGTTGGACGGGTTCGCGGTTCAACATGGAGCGCCTTGAGTACAAATTAAGTGCAAGCGCAGACTTAGAATTGCCACAAGAACAATTGCTGCGCACGCCACGGGCAGTTGAGTCAATGTATGTGGTTTTGAAGAAAGTCCCAATATGATCAACGACCTAGAAATCAGCACCGACATCGCATCCGCAGAGACGATGGATGACAGTGAGCTGCAAGGCATCATCACCTCTGACCTCGAGGACGCTGTCAGCTACATCGACTCAGACCTGAGTCCCATCAGGGCCAAGGGGACCGAGTACTACCGAGGCGACCCCTTTGGCAACGAGGAAGAGGGGCGATCCCAAGTTGTGGCCATGGAGGTGCGCGACACTGTCAGCGCCATGATGCCAAGCCTCATGCGGGTATTTTTCAGCACCGAAAACACGGTCGAATTCTTGCCTCGCGGCCCAGAAGACGAGAAGGGTGCGCAGCAGGCAACTGACTATGCAAACCTGATCTTCAATTCGGACAACAACGGTTTCATGACCACTTATGCGATCTTCAAAGACGCACTAGTGCGTAAATGCGGCATTGCCAAGTACTGGTGGGAAGAGGAGGAAAAGGTCCGCATTGAGGAGTACTCAGGACTCGATGACCAGACCCTGCAAATCTTGTCCCAGGAAAATGCCGAGGTGAAGATTGTCGTGTCCTACCCTGACCCGGCCATCTCCCAGGAGATCATTGACCAAGTCAACGCGCAGGCCATGGCCGCAGGCCAACCGGCGCCGCAAGTGCCCATGCTGCACGATGTCCAGATCAAGCGCATCGTCAAAGATGGGCGCGTGCGGATCATGGCCGTGCCGCCCGAGGAGCTTGTGATTGATCGCCGGGCACGGTCCTTTGAGGACGCTGCCCTGATTGCGCACCGCCAGATGCTGACCGTGGCCGAGTTGATCGCCATGGGCTATGACGAGGACGAGGTCCGCGACAACCTGACATCCAACGACCTGGACTCCAACGAGGAATTTTTGGCGCGTCAGCCACTGAATAACATCACGGGCAACAACAACACGACCAACCCCATGATGCAGCGCGTGCTCTACGTTGAGGCTTACTCACAGGTGGACTATGACGGGGACGGTATCCCCGAGCTGCGCAAGATCTGCTGCATGGGTTCGGGCTACAACATCGTGCGCAACCTGCCAGCGTCCTATGTCCCATTCGTGGACTTTCCCTGCGATCCAGAACCCCACACCTCGCCCCTGGAGTCCATGTCGATTTTCGACATCACGCATGATTTGCAAGAGATCAAGTCTGAGATCTTGCGCAACACGCTGGACTCTTTGGCCCAGTCGATCCATCCCCGGACCGCGATTGTTGAGGGCCAAGTCAACATTGATGACGTGCTCAACAACGAGACGGGTGCCGTGATCAGGATGCGTGCCCCCGGCATGGTGCAGCCATTCAATACCCCCTTTGTGGGCCAGGCCGCATTCCCGATGCTGGACTATGTGGACCAGATCAAGGAAGACCGCACCGGCATGAGCAAGGCCGCGATGGGTTTGAATGCTGACGCATTGCAGTCGAGCACCAAGGCAGCGGTGGCCGCCACCATCAGCGCCAGCCAAGGCCGCATTGAACTGACCTCGCGGATCTTGGCCGAGGGCATGAAAAAGCTCTTCAAGGGCATATTGTTCTTGATCACCACGCACCAGGACAAGCCACGCATGGTGCGCCTGCGCAACGAGTGGGTGCAGATAGATCCTCGTGCCTGGGACAGCTCCATGGACGTGTCGATCAACATTGGCCTGGGCCAGGGTGACGTAAATGAGCGCTTGCAGGGTCTGATGATGATCCTGCAAAAGCAAGAGCAAGCCCTCAGCACCATGCTCTCTCC